ATAAGCCTAAAGCTGGAGTTGATGTTTCTATTGGTACTGATTTAGCACCTATTTGGTATGAAGGCGATAAAAAATATGTTTTATATTTAGGTGGAGATGAACATTATGTTAAAGATGATAATGAAGCTAACGCAAGAGCCAAAATGCTAATCTATTTAATCAAAGAAGGACTGGTGAAACTATGAAAATTCACATATCAAAGAATGGTTCAGATGAAAATGGAAATGGGTCTAAGGAAAATCCTTTAAAAACAAAAGAGTTTGCAGAGAAACAGATGTCCAATGGTGATGACATAATTGACAAGGATAAGTTAGACGAGAAAATAATTGGTGATGTTATATCAGGAATATTTAATACAATGGAAAAAGAACATGCTGATTTATTCAAACCAATTATTGAAAGTTCAAAACTTAATTTAAAACAGATTGATGATTTTGAAATATTTTATTTAAAATTTATCTATACTTATTCTAATTTTCTTGATGTGCTGATAAAAAATTGTATTTCTGAAAATAAAGATGTAAAGTTCATTTTTAAACATAGTGATTTTATAGAAGCCCATTATCAAAAAATTATTCAACAAAAGGAAGGCTTTGCTTGTTGTGCCGATAAATCAAGAACTATAATGAATAAATTACTTAATTGGTTTTTGTCTGGCGAAGAAATAGTATTTAATTATGAACAAGAATATACTTTTCATCTACCAAGTAAGGTTTTTACAAAACATATAGACATTGTTGATTTTTATGATGGTTTAAAACATTTGTATTATGGTAATCCAGAAAAATATATGAAAACCCTTTTAAGTGTTCACAAAATAGGATAAATTTATGGATTTAAAGCAAAAGTATCTAGATTATAAGCATATAATAAATATAGGTAGAGAGAGAGCAATAAGAAAATGTGGAATACTTAAAGACCCATTTTTTAACAAATATCATAAATTAAGTGTTAAAGATGGCTATATAGTATTTGATAAAAAATAATTTATAAAGATAGGAGAATAAGGAATGATTAAAAAAGTTGGAGCTACGATTGGACAGATACAATGGTTATTGTTTTGGATTTCTATGGTAGATAATAGATTTTTTATAGTATGGATTATTTCTTTATTTTTTGAGAATAAAATGGAGGATGAAGTAGAATGATTTGTAAAAATATTATCTGGTTTGATATTGATGCAACATTAATTTGTGATGGTAACTGTAAAAAAGCTTGGGGTATTAACACACGAGCTAGAAATCAGTTGTCAAAAAGTAATGAAGATGATTTTGAATGGTTATCTGACAAAGAGTTAGGAATCGCTCCAATAGATCCAGGAACAGAAGAGGGTGTTGATAAAAAACCTCAAATAGAAAAAGACAGATTAAATAGATGGTGTGCTAGAGAATGTGAACATTCTACTATAATCGAAAATAATATAGAATTTAAATTAAAAAACTTTAATACAAGAGTGAAAAATATTGGATGAAAGAATTAATATTTAGTTTAACAAAAAAGGATTTTAAAATAGACACTTTTCGAGCAGGCGGTAAGGGTGGTCAAAAACAGAACAAAACAGATTCTGCTGTTAGAATAACTCATATAACTACAGGAATATCCTATGAGTCTAGAAACCACAGAGAGCAGTTGAGAAATAAAAAAGAAGCATTTATAAAATTATGTAAAGATAAGAAATTTATACAGTGGTTAAAAATAAGAGCTTTGAAAATACCTTCTGTTGAAGAGATTGTAGATGAAATGATGAAGCCAGAAAATTTAAAAATAGAAAGTTTCAATCCAACCAATAAAACTTGTAATACCTAATATTAGTTGTTTTAAGTCCTTTTAATTAAAAACCTATAGTAACCTACCAGTAACTTTTGTTTTTTTTTATTATTTTACATAACTTGTTATTATCAAACAAGTTACAATAAATAGGTTATTTTACATAACTTATTGGTAACAAAAGAGTTACAAAACTACAACGAAATTAACCGAGAAATCATGTTTTTAAAACATGTATTTATACAACATATTTATAGAAAGGAAATTTTTAAGTGGATTTAGACAAGAAATTTAAACAATTAAGAGCTTTGAAATCTTATAAAAAGTTTTCAGATACAGAATTAAAAGAGAAGATAAAGGAAAAAAGAGATAAAGATATTGGTATTGTTTTTAAAAACAAAAAGGAACAGAAATTAGCTGATAATTTAGTAACTAAGTATTTTGATGATTTTAATATACAAACTATTTCTGACAAAAATACTTTAAAAGAATTAATATATTTAGAAATAATTCAAATACGATTACATGAGAAGTTAAATAGCATGTATGATACAGCAAAGGCAGTTCCTACAGGCATGTTAGATGTAATCCAAAAAAATTCTAAAGCTATTATAGAATTAAAAACCACTTTAGGTTTAAATAGAAAAAATGAAGAGAAGAAAAGTTCTTATGACGCTTTAGAGCATTTACAAGAAAGAGCTAAAGTTTGGAGAGACAATAATGTTGGAAGTAGAACTATGGTGTGTCCACATTGTAGTAAGATGATTTTAATGAAAATTAGAGTTGACAAATATGATGCTCAGAAGCATCCTTATTTCGAAGACAAAGTTTTATTTAACAAACATTTGTTATTTTTATATTTAACTAAGAAAATAACTAAAACAGATATTACATTAATTTTAGAGTGTTCAGAAGATTATATAGATTGGATGGTGAAAACTATTTGGAAAACAAATTCTAAATATGAGGCTATCTGTTTAAAAGCAAAAAAAGCTAATGAAACTAGTATTCAGAAAAAACTAGAGACAACAGAATCTGAAACACCTGCAACTAAGATAATTGAAGAAATAACCACAGAACCACAAAATACAGAAGACATCACAGAGATAGATGTTTCAGAAAATAATGCACCGCAAGGATCGGCAAATGAAGTTCAAACACAAGGGAAGAAAGAAGTATGAAATTTTTATTGAAGCTTTTAAGTTTTGGGCTATAAAATTAGGATTTGGTAATATCTCTGTAACTAGAGACAACAGATACAAAGGTCATCTTATTACTGAATTTATAGGTAAAAGAAAAGTACAATTAAAATATAATGTTAGAAGATTAGCGAAATGGAGTTATCCATTAATATTATTAGGGGTTTTTCATGAATTGGGTCACATAAAACATGATTTACCTTATGGAACAGATAAAGAAATAATAAAATCTGAATACGAAGCAGAAAAATTTGCTTTAAAATTAATGAAGATACATTATCCAGAATTCATGGAAGAGGTTTCTGCTCACTATAAATATAAGTTATCAACAAAAAGATTTAAGAGAACATTCCCTTTACATTGGGTGGCTTTCAATAAAATTAAAAAATATAAATAATACCCCTTTACTTTTTTTGTGGTTTAGGTATTATATAAATGAAGCTAATAAAATATTTATTTTTTACCCCCCTTTACTTTTTAGCAAGTTTAGGTATTATATAAGTATAGGGTAGTAAGTTTTTTAGGCAATAAGAGGTAGCTCCTTTTCCAAAGCCTAATCTTTGGATAGCTTATTTATCTGCGGGTAGGCGAGTGGCAAGCCACACCGTTTGGGGCGGTGACGTCGGTGGTTCGATCCCATCTCTGCAGACCATTTTTGTACATGTGAGCGAAAATATCCCTCCTTTCTTTGGGAGTATTTATATAAATATTCTTTTTTTGCTGCTCCCAACTCACATGTACATTTTTTTAAAAATAATCCTTTGTGGGTTAATGTAAAATATAGTATAATGAAAACATATGGGGATTGTAGTGTAATGGCAGCACGACAGTTTGTGAAGCTGTTTGAATGGGGTCAGAACCCATCATTCCTCCCAAATTTAAATTGTGACAAAAAAAGGAGATAATGTGAAAAAATTTATAATTAGTTTTTTAGTAGCAACATTAATGTTTTGCACTTTAGGCATTGAAGAATCGGCAGCACAAGTAACACCAGATGTTGACCCAATGTTAAATCCTGTTTATAGAGCAATTCCTATTGATGTAGGAGATTGGTTAGAAGCATTGCCTAATTTAAAACAAGGTGGCATGTATTCTGTTCCTGATAGTGTAATTAAATATATTTCAACTACAGTGTTAGTTGAAGAGCCATTTGAAGCAAAAGGATTAAATATAGAATTTGGAGTTGCTCCAAGTGATAATGAATTATTGTTAGGTGCTTCTTATGAAGTAATAAAACTTAGAGATTATTTTGACATCCCTATTTTAGATTTAATTGAGTTGAATGTAGGTTATACTTTAGGTGTTATAAATTTGCTTGAAGACAATGAATTTGACCATGGACCATGGGTGACAGCTGTTAATGTTAAGTTCTAACAAAGATAATCATTTATTTATACATAGAAAAATTGATGATAAAAAAAAGAGTATCAAGTGTATATATGGCTTTTTATTTTTGGGTAAATGAGACATTACAATGTACTAAATATTGTTTGTCTGCAAAATTTGATAATAAAAAAAACAAGAAATAAAATTGTAATTTAAGTAGGAGAAAAAGATGGGCAAGGAAATTAAAGTTGATAAGAAAAATGCTGAAATTGAAATTGAAAATTCTGAAAGATTTGGACCTTTTGTTATTGCATCTGCAATATTTAAAGATAAAAATATTTCTAGAAAAAAAGGTTATGGTATTTCTAAGTGTTCAAGATTAGATAGATTTGATGCTAGACAGGGTTTTCCACGTGCCGAGGGTAGAGCTAAACAAGCTTTATTAAAGAAAGTCAAAAAAGGCAAATCTAAAATACATGAGATTTATTTAGGATGATTGAAGATAATTATTTATACTATAGTGTTTTAACTAAAAAGATTGAAGATATTAAAAAGCTAAAAAAAAGAATAAAAGAATTAGAAAAACAATTAATGGCAACAGGAAGAAAAAAGTTTGTTCCAGATATACGTTTGGACTCAATAGCTTCCGAAAGTTGCCAAATAAATTTTCCTAACGAAATTTATACATTGGAAATAAAAAGTGGAACATCTTAAGTAATATTCTGCACGATGGTATAATGGCATTATACTGGACTGTTAATCCATGTGATATAGGTTCGAATCCTATTCATGCAGCCAATAATCATGAAGACTCAACAACAAAAAATAATTGAAGCTTTAGATTCTTGTGGATGTGAAAAAGGTGAAACTTATGTTTTTACTAAAGAAGATATTAAAACTATGGATAAAAGATATCAAGTTTTAGATAAATTTTTAAAAGTTAAACGTAAACACGAGAAGCAGTCTTTAAAAAATAAAACAGAATTTAAGTCTTTAGGAGAATATCAATATGTTTGATAGAATGGAAGAAATGAGAATTTTATTTGATAAAAATAGTGCAGATTTTGATGATAGAGGTGTACTTGTATGAAACCTACACAAAGTGAAGGACCCCAAATTATGGAGGAAGAAACTAATACTAGATAAAAAAGGTGGAGCAAGTTGAAACCAACAGATGCAGGAAAATAAAAATATAATGGACAATAACTCAAATGGTTAAGAGTGTCTGGTTGAAGCCCAGAAAGTCTAGGCTCGACACCTAGTTGTCCAACCAAGTAGACAAGAGCTTTATTTAAAATTATGAAGAAAAAAGAAAATAATTTTTTAGGTAAAATGAAAGAAATTGTAAATAAAATATCTTTCAACCAAGAAGATCGTTCTTATAATCATAAAAGAATAGTTAGACCAAAATGTAGATTTTGTGGTAAAGATATTAGAGCATTGAATAACAATGGAATTATTGGTCCAGGTTATTGTGAATGGAATTATGTTTGTAAATCTTGTGGTAAAGTACAATAAAAAAATATGCCTTTGTGGTGAAACTGGTAAACGCCCTTGCCTTAGAAGCAAGCACAGAAATGTTTGAAGGTTCGACTCCTTCCGAAGGCACCAAAATTAAAGGTCTCATTAGTGTCAACAGTTGAGCACGTTAGTTTTCCAAACTAACAGGGAGAGCGCAAGTCTCTCATGGGACTCCAAAAATGGGTTAAATAGCCTTGTGGTGGAATTGGAATACACAGTAGGTTTAAGCCCTACTGCCTTCGGGATTGAGAGTTCAAATCTCTCCGAGGCTACTTTTTAATAACAATATAGTTGTTTAACAAGTAAGAAAGGAAAGGTATGATATGGGAAAGTTACATGAGGTATTAGCAGTAGAGGGTAGTTTAAAATCAACTAGTGATAAAATTTTAAAAGAAGCACATCACACATTTACTCAGAAAAGAGGTCATTTTTTAGGACAGCATAGAGAGTATGAAGTTTTGGTGGAAAATGGTCTTAAACTTGCTCCAGAGTCGAAAGAGATGGAGACAACAGTAAAAGAAAAGTTAGATTATGTTTCTGAAAATTTTAAGAATGCAATAGATTGTATTCTTCAAAAAGAAATAACTAACACAAAAGCTTCTGCTGATTTAGTTGTTAATGGTAAAATTTTAGCAAAGGGACTTCCTGCAACTTTTTTATTAACATTGGAAGGAAAGTTGAAAGATTTACGTTTAGTTTATGATGTTATCCCAACTTTGGATCCAGGTAAGGATTGGAAAAAAGATACAACTAGGGATAATGTTTATGTGTCATCAGATGCAACACAGCTTAAAACTCAGAAAGTTACTGAACCATTAGTATTGTATCCAGCTACTGAAAAGTTTCCAGCACAAGTTGATAAAATAACAATAGATAAAAATATTGGACAATGGACAACTAAGAATTGGAGTGGAGCATTAACACCAACTGATAAATCAAAACTTTTAGGAAAACTTGATACTTTAATTCGTGAAGTCAAAAAAGCTAGATGTAGAGCTAATGAACAAGAAGTAGATAGTAGCTTGAAAATTTGTAGCAAGTTGATTGATTATATCAATGAATAAAATATATGGGGTCTGAAAGGATTGAAACATCCAAGTAGGATTCCACCAATTGTGACAAACTTAAACTGAAACTTAGGATGCTACTTACGCCATGCGCTGAGCAAGTACTGTGAAATTAAAATTAAACTTATTGTCACACAAACTTATTAAAAAATGGTACATAATGTCTTGTAGTTGTTTAGAAGAGAAAGACGGTGTGGGTTCAAATCCCGCTCGAGCCTCCAAAAAAATCAATGGCTCGATAGCTTAATGGTAGAGTAGCTTTTTTAAACTTAAAAAATGACTTACATAATTTATGAGACTAAATTCATATCGAATTAGATACAGAGACATAGTTCTCTAGTAGAAAATGACATAAGAAACGGATTGTAGTGGTGGGCATAATCACTATAATTCATTCAAATGTTGGGGCAGGGAAGAGTGAAAATAATTTCATTCTTCCCACCTCAACCATAAAATTTAATAAGAAAGTATTTTATAATGAAAGCGAAAATCACTAAAAAATGTAGTAGATGTGATGGAACAGGAATAATTACTAAAACAAACATACATCTAGGATATGAAACTTCTTTTGCTTGTAAGAAATGTTTTGGAACAGGAACAATTAAAGAATTAGTTGAAATTGAAATCGAAGAATAAAAATTATTAAAATTTTATGAAGAAAAAACGAACACCTTGGAATAAAAATAGAAAAACAGGACAAATACCAGCGAAACCTTTTAAAAAAGGTAATGTTCCTTGGAATAAAGGATTACCTTGTAGTGAAGAAACAAAAAGGAAAATAAGAAAAACTTTAAAAAGTAATCCAAATATTACAGGTAAAGCTTCTACACCAGAAAAAGAAATAGAGCGTAGATTAAAAATTTCTAAAAAAATGAAAAAGGTTGGTGGTGGCTATAGGAAAGGTTCTGGTAGAGGTAGGAAAGGTTGGTATAAAGATTATTGGTGTGATTCATCTTGGGAATTAGCTTTTGTGATATATTGTGTAGATTATAATATACCAATAGAAAGAAATACAAAAATTTTCCCATATACTTATAATAATAAAATTTATAAATATATTCCAGATTTTGTTAGATTAGATAGGAAAAATTATTATATTGAAGTTAAAGGATATTTTACTGAACAAGTAAAAGAAAAGGTAAAACAATTTCCATATAAATTGAAAATTTTTTGTGGTAATGGAATGAAAAAATATTTAAATTATGTTATTAAAAAATATGGTAAAGATTTTATAAAATTATATAAGGAGAAATTGACCCCAGTGGGCTGCGGGGACTAATCTTGAAAATTAGCGAACATTAATAGTGTTTTGTTGGTTCGAATCCAGCTTTCTCCGCCAAAATTAGAAAGATTAAGATATGACAAGCTCTAATATTATAATTAATGAAAGTTTAGAAACAGAAAAATTAAACATTGAGTTTGATGGAGCTGAAGGTGGAAGAGTTTGGTTTATGGATAAAAATAGTGATGAGTGGGTTTGGATTAGAGCAGATGAAATTCCTAAAGTTATTAAATTTTTAAAGCAATTTGATAAAATTATTAAAAAATAAGTTAATTATAGTGCCTTATAGTTCAACGATAGAACCTTCGGCTGATGACCGAATGATGAAAGTTTAATTCTTTCTGAGGCTACCAAAATTTTTATAATAATTATACTTGTGTAGCCAAACAGTAAGGCAACAGTTTTACATACTGAGGACTGAGGGTGCAATTCCTTCCACAAGTACCAAAAATATTATTTTATAGGAGTTGTGATTTGGGAAAGTCGTATAAAAAACATTCTTATTCTGGAATTGCTTTTGGTTCTGAAAAAAAAGACAAGAGATTAGCAAATAGAAAATTAAGAAAATCGGTTAATCAAAAATTAAAATATTTTACAGAAGAAACCATATTACCAGTTATGAGAGAAGTTAGCGATGTGTGGTCAATGAATAAAGATGGAAAATTATATCATAATAAACAAGATTTGATAGATAGATTTGGTGAAGTAGATGCTGAACGATATTGGAGAGAGATAGTAGGTAAATAATATTTAAACATAAGCCCTATTAGTATAAAGGCACATTATGTCTGTTTTGTAATCAGATGATGAGGGTTCGATTCCTTCATGGGGCTCCAAAAATATACAGAGGTTTGGTGTAATGGCAACACAAGTGCCTCCAAAACACTTGATGTGGGTTCGATTCCTACATCCTCTGCCAAAATAAAGAAAAGGAGCATATAATAATGCCTAATAGAGACAGAACAGGACCTGATGGATTAGGACCTAGAAGTTTGAATTGTCCATTTAATCCAAATCCAAGACGTAGAAATCTTAGAAATAGAATTGCTGATAGACCTCGTTCTTTAAGAAACAGAAGAGCAGATTAAATTATGGGATTAAAAGAGTTTAGAAGAAGTAAAGACAAAAATCCAACTTATAGTTGTTCAAATTGTAAGTGTAAAAGATATTCTCCTTGTGGATGTATAAAGAAAAAATAAATGGAAGAGTGGCAGAGTCAGGCTTATCGCACTGGTTTGCTAAACCAGCGAAGTAGAAATACTTCCCAAGGTTCAAATCCTTGCTCCTCTGCCAAAATATTGACCTATAGGACAATGGTAGTCCAGTCGGCTCATAACCGAACTATCTAGGTCCGATTCCTGGTGGGTCAACTTTTATGAATATAAATATTAAGAATAAATGTAAAAAATTAAAGTTGTCTGATTTAAAATTTAATCAATACGATACTACAAGAATTCAAATGTTAATAGAGATTATGGAATTTTGGGATTTGATGAGAGAAAAATATAATGTTAAATTTGATAATTTTTATAAAAACATCATAACTTATGATAGTATCAAAGCAGTTGGTATAAATAATCCAGTTATTTTAGAAAAATTAGACAATGGGATTTATGAAATAATAAGAGGAAGAAATAGAATTGCTTGTGCTATTAAATTAGAACATGAAAATATTTATGTTTTAATTAAAGGTGAATCAAGTGAAGGTTTATTGATGCAATTTAAAAATATAATATGAAAAAAAATATTGAAAAAATAATTTATGATGTTTTACAAACAAGACCTTTTTCTAAAGAATGCATTAAAGAAAAAGATATATATTCAGCTTATTGTTTAAGAGTTGCAGAAACAGTTGATATGAAATTAAATGAAGAGTAATTTAGTTATAACTAAAATATGGTAATGTAGCATAACTGGTCAATGCACTACCCTGTCAAGGTAGATTATGAGGATTCGACTTCCTCCGTTATCGCCAATTTTGTCTGTATAGTGTAGTGGTTAGCACGTTAGGTTTTCAGCCTAAAGTCACAGGTTCGAATCCTGTTATGGATACCAGATAGACAGGAGTTTTATATCCCTTTAGTTCAATGGACAGAACACAGAGCTACGAACTCTGAGACGAAGGTTCAAATCCTTCTTGGGGTTCCAAATTTGAAAGGAGCATAATATGAGTTTAGCTAGTTGTCCACATTGTTGGGACGATTTATGTTGCTGTGGTTATGAATATAGAAATTGGACTGTTGAACAATTAAAAGAACAAATAAAAATGTTACAGGAAGTTTTAAAAGGAACAAATCAATATTGTAAGAAAGAGCCATTATGAAAAAAGAATATTCTGTAGATGATTTAGAAATGCAATTAGATGAATTGTTAGACAATAATATGTTTGTAAAAATTAATTGTCCTGTTGTAGATGAAAGTAAGAAAAAAAGATATTTGCAAGTAGCTATATCTTTATGTAAAGTAGTTAATATTGAATATATAAAACTGACAGATTTAGCAAATGCAAGTAACAATAAAAAAGAATTAAGAAAAATAGTTAAAAAATTAAAGGAAGAATAAAAAAATGCCAAATAGAGACAGAAGAGGACCTGATGGATTAGGACCATTAGGATTAAATTGTCCAGTAAATCCAGGAAAACCTGCAAGAACAGTAAGCCCAGCAAGACCAAGAAGATCGGCTCCTGTTGGACCTGGACGTGGAAGAGGAATAAACAGATTAATAAATAGAAATAGAACTAAATAATTTTAAAAAATAGGAAAAACAAAATGTTAACAAGGCGAAGACAAAAACACAAACCTAAACATTCTGGCGATAGGTCAGGAATGTAACAATAGGGGGTGTTAAACTATTGATAGTTTTAGAATGTAGATATTGCAGACAGTCTTTCGATGGTTATAATCCAGGTTGTAAATCAACCCATACTAAATATTGTAAACAAAATCCAAATTATGAATTTAATTTGAATAGTTGCATCAATCAATTTTCTAAAGCTAGATTAGAAGGAAGAGTAGTACCAATATCTAAAATCAAAGGTATGAAGGGAAGAGTAGGAGGAAAAGCTTCAACTGTTGAGAAAGAATTAAAACGTAGAGATGCAATATCTAAATGGCGACAAAAATTTTTAAAAAATAATCGAAATAAACATAACTGGTCTTTGTATAGAAATAAAGAAAGTAAACCAGAGGAAAAATTCAGATTATTTCTTGACATTAGAAATATAAAGTATGCTCAGTACTATATACCTGAAAATAGCAAAAGAAATTTTGAGATTGATTTTTCTTTAGTTGATTTAAAAATAGGTTTTGAAGTAAATGGAAATCAGCATTATAAAAAAAATGGTGATTTAAAAGAATATTATGATAAAAGAAATAAGTATTTGAACTCTATAGGTTGGACAATAATAGAAGTTTATTATTTATTTTGTTTTAAAGAAAATATATTAAAAGAGATATTTGAAAATGGATTACAAAAAAACACTCTGTATAGTGAAAATAAAACGAAGATATTTTTTAAAGAAAAATTTTCTTCTTAATTTTTTAGGGGTGTAACTTAATGGATAAAGTAATAGTTTTCTAAACTATAAATGTTGGTTCAATTCCAGCCATCCCTACCAATTTTTGATTGGTAGTTCAATGGCTAGAACAATGGACCTTTAATCCATGAGATGAGAGTTCGAATCTCTCCCAATCAACCACATAGAAAGAGTATTATGAATAGCGTGATAGAAGAAATTTTAGGTTGTTTTGAAGTTAATGGAAAAGAATATAATATAGTTGTAACTCCAGGAAATGAAAAAGGTAAATGTAAATTATACATTGCCGATGTTAAAACTACTGCACTTGTTAATCCATATAATATTAATTTAATTATAGAAGAAAAGTTAGAAACACATTATTTAGCAAGAGCAAAAGTGAAATTATTAAGAAAATTAAAAAGTTATTTAGGAAAATTAAAATGAAAATGATACAGAGTTTACAAGAAAAATCACAATTGGCAGAAGATAAGAATGTTATTTTGTTTTCTGGTTATTATAGTCGCTAACCTTCGGGTGTGTGACAGAGTAGTAATGTGCCAGTCTGTAAAACTGTAGCTGGGTCGCCCTCGGAAGTGCAAATCTTCCCGCACCCACCAAATTTATTGGAAAGGAACTTATTGTGGAAAAATTATTTACTTATTTATTAAGTATTTTATTGTTTTTTAATTGTGCTAGTATGGTATTTGCTGGTAATGAAATGGCAACAGATAGTTATAGTTTTACAGTTATAACATTATCTCAAGCTGACCAAGAACCTCCACGAATCATAGCACGAAGTCCAACCCCAAATCAAATAGGTGTAGGTAGATTAGAAAGTTTAGTATATCAATTAACCGATAATTTAGCTGGAGTGAATTGGACTACTATTGATATGAAAATAAATGGTATATCTGTAACAACAAATAAAAGTGGTACTCCACTTGATACAACTGTTACTTATACTCCTGTGACACCTTTTGTATATGGAGAATATGTATATGTCACACTTGATGCAGAAGATTTGGCAGATTAGTATTATATTGGTTATTTGTTTTTCGTTGTCTAGCTGTACTTGGTTTAAACCAAAACCAGATCCACCTATAAATACTAATTTAGAGTTACATGACGAAATGAAATACCAAATAGAATTGGAAAATTAATAAATAAATTGGGATATGGTGTAGAGATAGCACGTTAGATTTTGAATCTAAAAGCTATGGTTTGATTCCATGTATCTCAGCCAACTTTATTGCGGGTTCGACTGGAGGCGGTTCCAGCCAAGTCTCATAAGCTTAGTAGATGAGTTCGATTCTCATACCCGCTACCATAAATTAATTATAAATAAATAACAGTAAACAAAGGAGAGTATTGATGATAAGATATTTTATGTTATTAGTGATTTTAAGTATGTTTTTTTGCAGTTCTAATGTATATGCTTGTAATAAATGTGTAGATGGCAAAGATGGAGCAGATGGTTATACTCCAATTAAAAATGTAGATTATTTTGATGGCAAAGATGGACAGAATATCAAAGGTGACAAGGGTAACATTGGATTAGATGGCAAAGCTGGTATTGATGGACAAGATTTTTATAAAAATAATGAAGTTGGAGTAGGAATTGATTTAATTTTATATGAATATGGAGATGATGTTGGAAATTTAAAAGATGTAACTTGGTTGAAAGAATTAAATGTTGAATATAGATGCGATGGAAATAATGGAAAACCTAATCATAAAGTTTATTTTATAAGTAGAATTAAACTTTGGAATAAATAAAATAATTAGTTGCAATAAAATGCCAGTAGGTATTGTAACTTAAAAAAAATAATGATAAAAATGTGACCATGAATAGCACAGAGTATATAACGAAGGCAGAATTTTAAAATAAGGCTATATGGCAGAGTGGCTATGCATCGGATTGCAAACCCGATAACACTGGTTCGATTCCAGTTCTAGTCTCCAATGAAGAAATTAAAAATTTGTCATAATATATTTTTGATAAAAATAAGATTTTGGTTTTGTAATCTATTTCATGGAAAACTTTCTTATAATATAGATGATGATTATAAAACTTATTATTGCAAGAAATGTAAACAAACATATTTTATACCAAGATAATATGGGGTCGCATGTACCAAGGCAAGGCGACAGACATTTGCAATGTCCGTGAGGTGAGTTCGATTCCCACCGATTCCACCAAATTTATAGATAATGTTGATACCCAATGTTATCTATTTTTTTTATACACTTATTAAAGAGATTTAAAAACTTTATGGCAAGTTCCAATTTTAGTATTGAAGTAGAAATTATTGATTGTGGGACAATAACAGATGATAAATTTAATTATAGTATTTTTGTTTTATTCATAATTGCAAATAAGATGTATGTTGCAACAATAGAAACTTGAGACAAAGGTTTCTCCAAACCTATAATAAAGGAGAAAAAAACAAATGAATGATAAATATAAAAAGGCATACAAGGATGCCGAAAAAGAACTTGAAGAAAAAGAAATAAGTGAAGTTAAGGATATTGTTAAAGGATGTTTAAAAAAATTGAAGAAATTAAAAGAAGAAAAAGCCATATTAGATGAAAAGATTAAATATGTAAAAATGGATTTAGAAGATTTAAAGCTAGGACATCTAGAAAGAATTGAAGAACGTCAGAAAAAAGATCCTAAAGCTAAAAATAATTCTGTTATCATTGTTGTGAAAGAAAAAGTTGTTAAAGAAGTAAATCCTTGGTACATGCCTTATGCAGTGTATTGGAATACTTATCCTAGTATTACAACAGGAGGTAATTTTTATTGTGACGGAAGTACAGCAGAATTGAATAATAACAATTGTACTTTGACAACTAGTAATAGCGGAGCAATAGGATGTGCTACTGGAAGTAATTTAGGAAATGCACAAAGTTTTTCAATTAGTTGCTCAGTGGCAAAAAGGAATAGTGTTGGGACTTATGATTTAAATGGTGATGGAGTTGTAAATTTTAGATAATTAATTTCGGAGAAACCTTTGTTTCAAAAAGAATAGAGAAAAAAAGATGTCAAAAGACGGAAAAAATAAATTTTATAGGCAACTAGAGTTAGACAAGCAAGCTAAAGAAGCTATAAAGTTTTATAGAATAATAAAAAAAAGTTTGTTAGCAAATTTAGATAGAAAAATAAATATCTATAACGAAGCTGAGATATAAAAGTTTTATGGAAATTAAACTTTCAGAAGAAGAATTAGATTTTATAGAATCTTATAATGATCCTGTATGTATGTCGGAGATATTATTTACAAATTATGATAATTTAGCTTTAATGCATAAGAACGATTTGGCACATATTCGTTTAGGGCAAATTCCTTTGCTTTCTTTCGAATATTTATTAGATGACCAGGAAGACCTATCAGAAAAAGAAAATTTTCAGTTAAAAAAAGGTTCTGGTGATTTATATTGTATGGGAGGAAGAAATTTCGGCAAAACGATGGTTGTAGAAAAAGTTGATGTTATAATATCAATGTTACTAGTACCAAATGTAAGAGTAGGATTTAGTTCATGTGACCATGGACAGATAAAAGGTGTTTTAGAGGATATTGTTCCTTGTTTAGAGCATCACCCTATTTTAAAATTATTTAAGAAAAATGCGAATAGGTCTCCTTATAGACTTAGTTTGAAAAATGGTTATGTTCTTGAAAGTATTAACATGAATGTTTTTGGACAAAAACCAGGAGCTCAATTTTTTCAGAAACATTTTCACAGACTTTATATAGAAGAATGTTCATTCGAGACTAATGAAGTATATGAGCAACGTCGAGATTCTATTTCAGAAAAAGGATGTATTTTTCGTGTAGCTGGAATGTGCAATTTTACTCGTTATAGTCCTGCAGGTAAAATGTTTTATGATCCAGCTAATAGAGTAAAGGTTTTAAATTTACCTCAATACATTAATCCTAATTGGGATGAAAAAGAAAAAGAAAAAGCTGTAAAAGATTTTAATGGAGAACAATCTGTTAATTTTCGTGTTTTTATTGCAGGAGAAGTTGTTACTGATGGAGTTTCTGTTTTTGATATGGAAAGAGTAAAAACTAATTTTAATTATAATAAGAAAATAAAGAATTTTGAAATAGGAAAACAAGAGTTTAATAATTTTTCTAATCTAATTGTAATTGAAAGACCAAAAAACACAGAGACTTGTTATGTGTTTGCCGATATTGGAGAAACAGCAGCAACTGAAATTGGTATTATTTTTCAGTATGGTGGAAAGTATAGGTATACATATAATATCACAATATATAATTTGACAGATAAACAGTTATATGAAGTGTTTAAATGGATAGCAGAAGAAGTTGGAGCAAATTTTATTGGATTAGATTGTACAGATGGAACAGGAAGAGCTGTTTTTAGAAGACTAGAGGAAGTTTTTCCTAAAGAGAATCTTGTATATGTTTCTTTTGTAGAAAAAATTCCTGTAGGATTTGAAAAAGATAGCAATGGTAATATTAAATATGAAAATAATCTTCCTGTGTATAAACATGAATTTATTTCTGATTGGTCTGTTAAAAATTTAAGAACTTTATTTTATGATAACAGATTTGAAATTCCAACAGATTTTAAACTTGAGTCTCAGTTAAGTTCTATAATTTCAACGCAATCTGGTAAAAGAACTATTTATGAATGTGTGTTAAAAGAGAACCATTCTTATCAGTCTTTTCAGGTATTCAGTATAATGCAATGGCAGTGTGAATTTAATCTTAACAAGCCTATCATGAAAAAGAAGTTCTCGAAGACAGGTTTTTGATTTTATGAAGCATGGTTATAATACATTAATTATTTGTGAAAGTGAATTGAAAAATATTTAGAAAGTAACAAAAAAAAATTATAAAATTTAATACAAAGGGAAGCTTAAATAATGAGTAAAACAATTAAAGGGATGAACCCATCGTTAACTTGGTTATCGGATCTTTTATCGATGTTTTCTTCTGAAATCATAACTATACCAACTAATTATCGTGACAGAGTTCTGCAAACAAAGAAGTTGTTGGAAGATGATACATCTGGACTTATTAATTGTATTTTAGATTTTGGTATTAATTCTGCATTAGTTCCTTTTTATATAAAATCAGACAATGAGAATTTAGAAAAATTTTTAAATGATTGGTTGTCAAATATAAATGCAGAAATGAGAGGAAAAATTCCAACTGGTTTAAGTTCTTTATCTAAACAATATTATATGGAGCGTTGGAAAGGTTCTTCTAATTTATTATTAAGAACATTTTGGAATACTAGAGATGGAATAGAATTACCTACCACTTTATTTTTCTTAGCTGGTGAAGATATAAAAGTAAAATCTAAGGACAAAGAGAATAAAGCTATAGTGCTTGGTGAAGAAGAGTATTTCATTAGAGTAGATAATATCCAAGAGCATGATGTTGCATTACCTAAAGACAGAACAGAAAAAATTTATATACAAAGACCTTATGAAAGCTGGAGTAGCTTTACATCTGTTCCTTTTCTTATTAGACGAGGTTTGTTTAAAAATCTTAGTTTCTTGAAACTAATGTCTCAAAAAGGTGAACATATTGTTGGAAAAGCATTAGAATATTTATTTCTTATTAAGAAAGGTACTAAAGAAATGGCTATGTCTAATAATCCAGATTTTGTTTATAGTGCAGATGATTTAAAAAAAGTAAGTGATGATTTGGCAGATTTATTAAGAGATAAGAAAAATCAAGATGGACCACCAACTTATTCTACAAACTTTGATACTGAAATGTCACATTTGATACCAGAATATGAAAAGGCTGTAAGCCAAGCTCTTTTTGAACCTATTGAGAGAAAAATAATGGCAGGTCTTGGATTGGTTGATGTTTTACAAGGTATGGGAGCAACTAGAAAAGAATCTACTATTAATCCTAAACCCTTTATGTCAGAAGTAGTACAAAGCAGTGATGATTGGAAAGCTATGCTTAATGATATTATTCAAGACATCAAGTTAGCTAATAAAGAATCCCATCCTAAATGGATGAAAGCCACAATTGAAATAGCTTCTCATCCAATAAAAGAATTTTTAACCGAAAAAGACAGAACTTATCTTCGTAGTTTATATGATAGAGGTAGATATTCTAGTAGATCTTTAATTGAAGTTACTACTGATTCTAGTTATAAAGAAGAATTGAAGAGAATAAAATCTGAAAAAGATAACAAAGAAGACAAAACACTTTTTCCACCTGTTACACAGAATCAAGAGAAAGATATTGAACCAATTGCAGCTCCTGCAGAACCTACTACAAAAAAAGAAGAAGTTCCTGAAGACAAGAAGAACATAGAGAAAAAGAATTTTAAAATGGCAAAGTGGGAAGAATTAAATATTGGTTCTGGTTTGTCGATGAGATGCTTATTGTGTGAATATGAAGATGATCTTTCTATATTCTTAGATAATTTAGTAGAGAGCGAGGATCACAATCAAATAGTTTCAGTGTGTCCTGGATGTGGACAAGAATTAATGGAAGAGGATGCAGAATTTGTAGTTATAGAAACATCTAAAGTAATAGAAAAATCAAATAAAAAGTTAAAAGAAGAAACTGGTAAAGAGTTTGAACAAGCTCCATATACCAAAAAAAATTATCCAGAACAATTAAAAGGTCTACCTGTAGGTGCTAGAAATATTTGGATTGATACCTTTAATACTGTTTTAAGTGAGACAAATAGTGAAGACCAAGCTAGACAAGCAGCATGGAGAAATGTTAAACTTAAATACAAAAAAGATGGTGATAAATGGATTAGAAAAACTAAAGGTGAAGTGGAACAGTCTTTTCAAGGATTAGAGTTAGATGAGTTAATAAAATTAAAAAAATTGCAGATTTTAGGTAAACAAGATAAGCTTTTAAACGAAATTATTAAAGAGGCTGAAAATGAAAATAATTGATAGTAATGGAAATGAAATAAAAAAGTTAGATCTTGGTATTGTAGAGGCTGGTAAAACTAAAGAATTTACTTATAAGCTTTATAATGAAACTTCAGCTGAAGTAACTGAAATAAATTTTACAATAGAACATTCTGAAGTAGAAATTATACAAGCATCAAAAAAATTATATCCAAAAAGTGATGGTAGTCTTAAAATAAGATGGAGTCCTTCTTTAACTTTAAAAAAAGGATTACATGCAACTATTAAAGTCAATGCCACAGAGTTATATTACTAATGGCTTTTAGATACCATAAAGATTTAGAAGGCACTATAACAAAATTTTTTGAAAAGTTTGAACCTATACAAGGAACAAAACAATTTTTTGGACAAATGCAATTAGATGCAGAAGGAATTAAAAAGATAATATCCAAACATAAATATGAAACAAATGGAAAAAAAGATATAGCTAAGATAATATTATCTTTAATGAAAATAGAATAAAGGAAACAAAAAAATGCCAAATTATAATAAATCTGAAAGAGATGGAGATTTTGCCAATCCTATAGTTATATATGCACATAAACCAGGAGGAGGATTGGTAAGACCTGTTGTCGATCCTATAACTCATACCTTAAAAACAATAACAGAGAAAAAATCTGAATTACATCAAGGAAATGCTTTCACAGTATCTCAAGTGACAGCTATAGATGCTTTTGATATTGCTGCTGCTATGACATATTACATAGTTACTCCAAATACATCTGTTTGGTCGCATATAGTTATATCTGGAGATGCAAATACTGCTGCTTATTGGGAATTATTTGAAGACGACGGTGATACTAATCATTTTAATGTCGCTGGAGGAGCTCTTGTAACTCCTAGAAATAGAAATAGAAATAGTGGAGATCATGCTGATCTTTTAATTTATAGTGGTGCAACAGTTACCACCGCAACTACAGACGCTCGTTTAGAGGCAGGTTCTTTAGGAAAGTCTGTTAATGGAGAGCTAATAGCTAAGTTTGTATTGAAACAAAATACAAAATATTTAGTTAGAGCTACTTCTTATGCAGATGATAATGAAGGTAATTTAACTGTCAGTTGGACTGAACAGATTAGTTTGTAATAAAAATATCAATTTTAATGAGGAGTAACATGAAAAACAGAATAGAATTGTTGTTAGAAGACATGACTTACAATAGTAAGTTTGAGATTCTAGAAGAAGCAAAAAATAAGGATGAATTAGCTGATATAGCTAAAAAAAGAGGTATTGTCCTACCAGCACATGATCTTGCAGTATTTAAATGCACCTACGCTTTTGTAGATAGGATGAATTTAAATGGCTGTAATCTTCCAAAAGGAGAAGTTGAAAAATCCTTAGAGACATTAGTTGGAAAAGCAATTGATTTCGATCATTTTAGAAAAAGTGTCGTTGGATTTTGGATTGATTCTAAAATAAAAAAAGACGAGATTATAGCTTATGGTATCTTTTTTAAAGGAAATTTCGAAGAAGATTATGAAACAGTTAAAGATTTGATGAAAAATGATACACTGGCTATTTCTTTTGAAGCATATGGAGATCGTGAAAACTTTAATGAAAAAGGCGAATATGATCTTACTAACATTGAATGGGCTGGAGGTGCTTTATTGTTAAAAACTTCTCCTGCATTTCCTGGAAGTCAAGTAACTGAGATGTCAAATAAACGAGTTCTTGAATTTGCCAAAGTCATGACTGCTCCAGACAAGTTTGTGCATTCTGGAGAAGAGAAGGAAAAAATTAATTCTGGAAAACAAAAAATAGAACTTGCTTACACATGTACATGTGTTGATTGTGGTTATAAGATAGATTCAGGAGATACTCATTGTAAAGATCTTAAATGTAAAAAATGTGGTGGAACAATGAGACGAGCTGAAAGACCTGGACCTGGACAAGCAGCAAAAAATCTTCCAGAGTTAGCTCAATTTCATGTTTATGACACAGAAAATATAATCAGA